ATTTCATATCGCTGCCCTACGCTTCTTTAACGCGTGCGAAGGCTGTTTCATCTAAGATGCCCCATCCAACATTAGCTTTTGTACGCAAGCAAACTTCGTTATGAGCTTTTAAGTCACGTCCTGCTCCATCTGGATCACCGTATTGGATTACTTCTAATGAGATTGTGTCAGCATAACCCCATTTGAAGCTGTTTTCGAAGTCACCAACGATAACATGGTCTTTTTCGGCAGTGTTTGTGCCTGTTGGAAGCATGTTTTTTGTTGAATCAGCAGTCATGCCAGCGAATACTTCTGGGCATTGACCAAATTTAAATTCTGGATATTGAGTAACTCCATTTTCTTTCACTTTAGACATTGCGTGTGTTGCTTGAGGAGAGAAGATAATCCCGTTAACTACTCCTCCAGTTGCTGTAACTGCATTTGCTGCAGAATCGATATTGTCTTCAATATTTGCTTCTGCATAAGTCACAACGTTAGCAGTAACTTGACCATCAAATGAGTTAGTACCTTTGAATGTTCCATCCGTCATTGATTTAGGCTCTAAACCATGGATAGCTGCGATATCAATCGCTTCTGCAAGCTTTTTAGCAAACCCTTCGTTAAATGCTGCTAAGAAGGTAATTTGTTTTTCTTCGCTCATTGTTAAGAATTTATCTGATACGCGCGCTTGATATGTGATTTCGTAAGGGCGCACTACTTTAGGCTCGATAGTTGCTTTTCCAGCGGCTACTTTTTCGCCTTCGCCTACAATTTGAGCGTTTCCTTCTAAATTAAATACAAAATATTCTTTACCTTCTTGTGGCACTGGATCTTGTTTTGAAACTTTAGCTAATACTGATTTACCTTTTACCTTTGAGAACAATTCTTTTACTAATTGAGGCGGATATAATGTGCCTGCTTCTAATGCTGTTTTATCTGTCATATTTATTTCCTCTTTTCTTTTTGTTTTATAGATTTAATTGTCGTAGCACTTGTCGTGCTGCTGCTGTGCTTGAATCAACTTCTGGCTCATTTGATTTCATTGGAGCGATTACTTGTTTTGGTTTAACAAATGCAGAAAATCGTTCTGCATCGGCTTGCAAGCTCTCTTCATCGCTTCCTTGAAGTCGTTCGGCTAAGTCGTAAGGCAATCCATTGCGAACAGCAATTTGAGTCTTAAGCTGTGATGCCTTGTATCCGTCTGAGACTTTCTGCAGCTCCGCGAATTCTGCCTCTTTAGCGCTAATAAGGCTATCTTTCTCGATGAGCAGCTGATTATTTGCCTCGATTGTTGAAAGCAGTCCAGCTCTTTCTTCTTCCAATTCCTTCACACGATTTTCAAGCTCTTCATTCTTAGCTTGTGCGCGTTTCACTCGCTCACTAACAATCTTGTTAAGCTCTTCTTGTGTAAATGTTGTATTTTCAGACATATAATGTCTCCTTTCCCTCATTTAACCTGTGAGTGCAGTAGTTTTTTTTATTAAAAAAAGCCGCTATAAAAATAGCCGCTTTTAGTTTAATAACTGATTTTTTGAACGCGCTTAGGCTTAGCCGTAGCGCAGGCCCAGTGTGATAATAGCGCACTGTCCATTAAGCTAATGTCCACATCATCGAAGTGTGAACGATATCCGAATCCGCCTTGTGAGCCAATGTTTCGCTTGTCGCAGTTTGTTACAACTTTTGACAGAGAAGGCTGCCCAGAATGGCAAATTGTCTTCTGGTAAATGCCTTGCTCCCACATCGCATTAGCTACAATAATCTCTTTAACAGTTGGCAGAATAACATTCTTAATTCCGTACTCTCTTAATTCGTCATAGAGCACTTTTTGCCCAGAAGCTCCATCGATAACAATTTGAGCAACGTTTGCTTTTTTAAGAAATGACACAATCCAGTCATTTCCATTTCGTACTGATTGACAATCTACAGCCTCAGTAAATATATCTCCATAGTCAGTTTTAACAGATATACTCAATGCAACGTTTGTGCCATCTTGTCCATACTTAATTCCAGCGAATAGCTGCCCTTTAAATTTAGGCATTTCTTCAATTCTCAATGCTTCCCATTCTGTCTCTGAGATAGCTGATTTCTGATTATATTTAGGCCAAAAGCCGAGCCGCTGCACGTTATGATCGAGCTTGTCATCACCAAGTTCCGCCTCAATCTTCCGCTCATCTAAGTGATATCCCATTGATGGGTTTGACTGATACCAGGCTTCTACATCGTTAATATCTCGTTCTTCTGGAACTGACCACTCCGCCCATCCAGAATACTTCGCTCTACCAAATAGGCATGCTTCCCTAAATTTAGAGAATACCGTTCCGCTAGATACAGGAGTTGGAGGTGTTCCACATAGAATAGTGATAGGATTGTTACTATCTGTGACTGTATATTTAAGAGCTGATTCTTGCTCTGTGGTGTACTCTTGCGCTTCATCGATAACTAAGATATCGAATCCTTCACCGAGTCCTCCGTTCGATGTTCTCGTTCTGAACTGGATAACTCCTCCAGTAGCGTACAGCTCGATACGTTCTTGACCTTTAGCTCGAATAGAGTTGAAGTCTTCTCCATCCACATAACCCATTTTTTCAAGATACTTTTTCATCTTTTCGAATGATGAATGCGATGTGCTGATTCTGTGTGCCGTATGCAGGATGTTCAATCCTTTATGCAGCGCCCACAATTCTACGATGTAGAGAATCTCAGACTTTCCGTTTCGCCGTGGAATTGAATATCCGAATTTTTGATGAACCCACAGTCCTTTTTTATCCAAAGCCATAACAGGCTCCAGAAGCTTTTTCTGCCATGTATAGCATGACAGTCCTGTCTTCTCGTATATCTCAATGGCTTCATTAGCTAGAGAACGCTTTTTGACAAATGGCAAGAGGACAGCTTGTGTAGGAATTTGATTCCCATATTTCTTCCTAGCCACTCAATCATCCTTTCTATTTTCCAGCCTTTTTAGCAGCAGCTTTGTCTTTTAATTCAAGATATGCTGCGCTCTTTTGATTTTTTTGATTTACAAAATCTTGTAATGAGATGTTATTCATTGCTGCTCGTCCAAGCCTCTTAACCATGGCTTGATATTCTCGTCTGTCTTCGGATGCCAGATTATCTGCCACATCACTCTCACGTTGCTTATTAAATGCAGCACGCGTATTAACCTCATTACTCCACTTCTTAGACCAGGCATTCTGCTTCTTGCCATCGCCTGGATGATAATCAATAGTGCATGTACATCTATCGTGCCTTTTAAACACATCTCTACTAACTCCAGGATAGTGATACACTCCAGCGATTCTGTCGCACCACTCGCAGCAATTTCCATCCGTGCTGCGGATGATTTTCGGCTGCAGTCCAGCATTGTAATGAAAGTCAGCATTAACTTGAATATGCTTATCTACTACATTTTTACTGAAATTCACTACTGGTTCGCCTAGAATCCATGAAACATCATCAAATGTATTCTCGTAAGCTATGCGATTGATTATGCTGTCTATTCTTGCTTGATTAATAGGAGCTTGAATCGACTTCAATCCAATTCCAGCTTTTTTATTAAGCTCTTCTTGCACTCTCATAGCATAAGAACTAACCATCCTGTGGTTAGTTCCTAGTACATCGTTTAAGATACGCTCTGCAATGTTGTAATACATTTTTCCGTCTGGCAGCACAGCACTACTAATGTTCTGCTGTAGAGCCTCTGAGATTAATCTTCCGAGCGATACGGCAAATTCGTGCGCATCGATGAAGTTAGCTTTGCCATTTGTTAATAGAAGCAGCAATCTCTTTAATTCTGGATTATTCTCAGCAGCTTCAAAGAAATCTTTTTGAATTTTTTCAAGCAGTCCTGGAACAATATCATCCATTCATATCAGCTCCTTTCACATTTATTGCTAACACATCTTTATTCAGCAGTTTTATCTTCAATTTTAGTTTTATTCAACATTTCTGTTGCTTCTGCCTCGCTCATTCCTGTTGACATAAGCAGCGTGATTCCATTTTCTTTAGAAAGTACACCTTTCTGGTAATTACTGAGCAGTGAAGTTATCTCATAAGTTGAGATAATTCTATTTTTCTGTTTATCAGCTCCATTATCACTAACTGCCGTTTTTGGCTCTATTACCTCTTGTGCAGGTTTAACATCCATATTTCCTTTAATTCCGCTCAAATCGTAGATAATATCTGGAGTCAAGAAGTTAGGCATTGCTTGATTAAATTTAGAAACGGCATCACCTAATAGAGATAGTGCCGACACATCCGCTTCAAACAACGGTTCCCACTTAAGTACGGTATTAGAGAATTCTTTTCTTAAATAGCGTACTTCATCGCGTAGACATACAGATACATACGCTACATTAAGAAGTCCAGAGCCTAGAGAACGCTGTGCAGCCTTTCCTGCGAGTCTTAAGTTCTCATGGCTTGCCTTGATAGCTTCAACGCTTGACGGATTGTCTGACACGAAGCCTAAATCATCAAGTGTTAATCCAGTTTCACCAGCGAATCCA